GCCACAATCTATTCGTGGTTAGGGGAATGAGAAACTCCCCGCCACCTAGATGACGGGGAGTTAGCCCCCATGAGAAGAAGCGTTCACCACGAACGCATTGATTCTACTGACAGCTGTCGCAGGAAAGCAAATCCATCGGATCTACCGGCACAGCGAAACCATCCACAACCTCACGCTCACTCACGATAAGTCAGCCTTATCGTAGGTCAACACCGAAGTGAGCAACGACATCAGACCGGCCAGCAGGGACACTGAAGCGATCTGCAACCAGTCCACATCAAGAATGCCGGAACCCGCCAACATTCCGGCCAAAGCAACCTGAGCAACAGTTTTCACTGCACGCTCCGTTGCGAAATCCCAATACTTCTTCCACTTATCCATCTTGATTCTCCTTCATCGATTTGTCCTCCCACACTGCAGCGAAACAGTATGACGTTGTAATCAAAGTTACCAAAGCAACCCCACCCGTAATCAGGTCGCTGGTAGCACTGTCGTTATTCATCAGCACTGCTACGGAACCGCTGAGAAGCATCAGTGAGCCGAGTGTGAACGCTGCGAAAATATATCTGCGCCGAATCTTCCATGACGGTTTCATGTGAGGATCGCCACCATCGGACTGATGATTGCGGCCAAGAATCCGAACACACCGATGACCTGCCACATCCGTTGCTCTAGTTTGCGAATCCGCATCTCATGATCGTCAACCTTGCTCTCTTGGGTAGGCAATGAGGAGGCGATTTGTTCCAGCAGTTTTCCTTGGCGCTGCACTTCCAAATAAATGTCCCTCATAGACACTTTCACGCCAGCGGACTCAGGGTGCTCCTCGGTCATGACTCCCCCAGAAAATCCACTGGGTTTGCAGTGTCACCCCACTTGGCAGATTTGCGAACCTCCCAATGCAAATGTGGCCCAGTGCTCTGTCCCGTATTGCCCGACAAAGCTATTGGATCGCCCTCAGCGACCTTCGCCCCCAACGCTAAATGTGAAGCCTTCTGTAGGTGATAGTAAACAGTGTGAATCTTGTTTGCGTGCTCCAGAATAAGTGTGTGACCTGCCGAATCACTCCGGCCCTTCTTCACCACAACCCCGAAAGCTGGAGCCCTCAACTGTGTTCCCACCGGCAAAGCCACATCCACACCATGATGAAAAGTGCGCTTTTTGGTTATCGGGTGAACCCTGTTGCCGTAAGGCGATTTCGCGTTGATCGCGTACCCGTCAGGCCAAGGCTTCTGAAGTTTCACCGCTAAGCCTCAACAGGTTCCCAGGTGAAAGTTTCCTCATTCAAAACCCAGTCAGCAAACTTATCCGTAGGCGAAGGCTTAGGTGCGATGAAAGCATCAAGCGCCTCGTCATAGGTGTAACCGATACCAGCATAATTACCTCGAAGCGCTTTGGACTGGTCAGCAGAAGGCTCCCGATTACCGTCAGCGGCTGTGGTGTAGTGGACACCGCCCATAGTGTTGTAGGAGGTCTTCAGCCAAGTGCCACCCAGGTTTTGTTCCAGGAAGGCATAGCCCTCATCCGGCTCATCATTATTGCCTACAGTGACCCGAAGGACAACACCGTTATCATCAATCTCAGCCCATGAACTCATAGTGGATACCTCACAATCACAATTCCGGAACCTCCAGCGCGAGTGTCCGCCTCACTTGCCGCGCCACCAGCCCCAACGGTAACAGCATGATCCCCAACCGCAATAGTGGCAAAACCATACAAGAGGCCACCGGCACCTCCACCACCACCGGCAACAGAAGAGTCAGCCGTACCCTGACCACCACCACCACCCCCACCGGTGTTAGTCGTGCCAGCTACGGCCGTAAATCCGCTACCGCCGCCTCGACCTCCGCCGCCTATTCCACCGAAACCTGGCTCTTTAGCTGTGCTCCCACGAATACCACCGCCACCACCACCAGCGTAATAAGTCATTGTGCCAGAAATATCGAACTGTCTGCCAGCGCCACCATCACCTGCCCGTTGGGGCGTAGCCGCAGCGCGAGGAGTGCCGCCACTTAGACCGATAGCAGCAGCACCACCACCACCACCACCGGATCGGTCAGTTATAAGGGAGCCTGCAGAGCGCCCACCGTCGTTACCCTGCCCAGCAGTTCCAGTACCACCCGAGCCCGTATCTGAGCCACCACCACCACCAGAACCGCCGGTGTTTCCGGCAACATTCAAATAATCTCCACCAGCCCCACCGCCCGTAGCCGTTCCCACAGTAGCCAAAATTGAATTAGTGCCATCAGTTCCCTTTAGGTTGCCGGAGCCACCACCACCGCCAGCAACAATCAAATACTCAATCTCGCCACCAGCAGTCACCGACACAGTTCCATTGCTAGTGAAAGTGTGAACCCCATACTCCACACCCTGAACAGTTACTGTCCCGAAAGTTCCACCCGTAGCCACAACAGAACCAGGGCTTGTAGAAAACTCCTGCCACTGCGAACCGGAATAGTAGGTGAGCTGGTCGGAGTCTTTTAAAAAAGCAAACTGGCCCTCAACCGCAGTCCCAATCGCTGAACCACGCGCAGCAGTCCCAGCAAACACCAGAACACCCTGCATCAGATAATCGTTGATGTCATCCTCGTCAAGAACCTCACCAGCGACAAACTCTTTGTAACCGCCTGCAGCCATTTAGAAATCTCCCCAACTTGTAGTGAAAACCGTCAACTTGTCATCATCTTTTAGAAACGCGAACATACCCTCCGAAGGCGAAAGAATCGCAGCATCCCGAGCCGCAGCCGAAGCAAACACCATAATCATCTGATCCATCATGAAAGTGTTTACCTCCGAGGCAAGAAGGACATTCCCATCCTGGAACACCTTGAACCCTGCACCAGCCACAACGCCTCCTAGAAACCAAGAACGCCTGGAGCGCCCTCACCTATTGTACCGAACTCCGGGTCACCGATAACGAACAAGGATGTCTGCAACGAACCCAGTCCGAACGTCACCTGATGGCTCCCAGGGGACACATCATGCGCGATCTGAATAATCTGCCCGTACCGTTCCACCTTCGCCCCCACCGGAGGATTACCCGGTGTGAGTTTCACCTGAGCAACATCACCAATCTCCAACGCAAACACTTCAGCACGTTGCACCGGCGTGATCGCATCAATATCGACCCGCACTGTTTGGAAACGCAACTGGGGCTCCTGGAACCGCGAGAGCAACAAATCTGCTAAACCCTCGACCGTCACCGAATCATCAATCAGAGTGTCCACCGTCAACTCAACAATCCCATAACGGGTTTGTGACAAAGCACCATTAGCTACAGCCGTAGACCCAGGGCTCGTCACTGTAATCGAGTTGTAAAGTTGCTCAGTACCGTAATCGAGTGTGGCAGGGGCAAACGGAATCCCAATCCCATCATCCGCAAACACTGTCACGTTATCCACTGTTGGTGTGGTGAGCCGGTCAACAAACGCAACGCGCCCCGACTTATCAATAAACAACAGTCCACCCTCAGACTGCTCCACCTGTTGCAAATACGACAGCACGTTACCGTCAAACACGTCAGCACCCAGCAGAGAGTTTCCGGCATCTATCGCACGATCCGCTAACGGCCAATCCACTGAAGGTTGCGACAACACTGCCTCAACGCGGGCACCCGTCAACTGTGCCACCGCAGTGCCCGGAGTCAACTCCTGTTGTGCAAGAAACGTGAAACCATCCGCAGCCTCCAACGAAGCAGACTGCCGACCATTCGGCTCGAAATCAAAATTCCAATCAAGAATCTTCCCCACATACTGAACCGCCGTACCATTAGCCAGCACGCGCACATCACGGCGAGGCACAATATCCCCGAAAAAAGGTGAACTCGTATACAAAGGGTCGAACGCACGATCCTCATTATTCACTGTCACCGACAACGTGCCAGCATTGAACCTGTCAAGGTCACGGTTCTTACCCCGAACGAAAGACACGCCCGTCACCCTCGAAGTGATGTCCGTGAATGAAATTCCACCAATCGTGAACTCGGTAGAACCGATAACACCCGCCACCGGGTCATCTAACGTGAACGCTTTAGACAACCCCAGCTCAACCGTTACAGACATTACGCGCTCGCAAACACTGGGCCGCTAGACCGTTCGTAACGTTTTATAGCGTTGACAACCACTTCCCCGAGGCGCGCATCAGCTACGTTCGCGTTGATCGTAATGTTGTACGTGTTCCCCATCGACCCCATCTTGCTCAACGGGATAACCGCTTCGGGGCCAGCCTCACCAATCAGCGCACTCGTTGGGCCGGTCACAATGCCACCGGCGGCCAACGGCACCAACTCCGGAACTTCCACCCGCCCAAACTTCACCTCAGCCACCAAAGCAAACTCTGCCTTGCCAAGCTCGCGCTGTACCGCATTTACGGCTCGGATGATGACATTGAAACCTCGCACAAAAAAGTTGATGAAGTTCTCGAACCCAGTAATCATGCCGTTGATTACATTGGCGAACACAATCTGCAAGCCGATGAAAATGTTTTTGAATATCGGGCCGAACTCCTCAAAGAAGGTTTGAACATTCTCAAACGCTGCAATGAAAAAGCCGACCGCAGCAACAAGAACAACCCCAATAAGTTCTCCAATGAACACAAGAATCGGCGTGAGGAACTCGATAAGGCTGATGACGTGAGGCAGAATCTTCTCAATCAAAGGCAGGAACGCCTGAACCAAAGTGATGATGACCGGAGCCAACGCAATAATCAGTTGTGCAAGCACCGGAAGCAAAGCTGTGACAATCGGCATCAACGCCTCAATAATTTGCATGAACACCGGCAACAGCGCTTCCAACACTTGCAAGAACACATCTGCCAGAATCGGTGCCAGCTCGAGGATGACTGGCAACAACTGCTCGAACAGTTGAACAAACACAGGTAATAGTTGTGCCACTATCTCCAAGAAAAGGCCAGCCAACACACCAAGAATCGGAATCAAAGGCAAAAACGCCTGCAACAACCCTGGAAGCATTTTCACAATTTCAGTAAGCGCAGGGCCAAGCTCAACAAACACTTTGCCAATCTCAACACCCAAAGTTTCGAGAACTGGCTGCAACCCAGTCACAAGGTCTGCAAAAATCCCAAGCAATGGATCGCCCGCAGTTTCCATCAGGTTTTCCATAGCGTTAGCAAAACGCTCAGAACCCTTAGCCGCAGCCTCCGCAGCGCCACCAAACTTGCCCTCAACAACACCGAGGATTACTTCTTGTGCGCCAAGCAAATCACCGGACTCAACAAGACCTCTAATCATGTCCTGCTGAGATTCGGAAAACTTTACAGTGCCCTTAGCAATACCGCCCAAAGCACTAAGCGGATCCTCCAAAGCTTTACCCAAAGCCAGCGACATCGCGCCAACATCTTTACCACTAACAGCAGCCAGGTCGAACGCTGCCGAAAGACTCCTATCGAAAACCCCACCGACCTCATTAGCAGATGACGCCAGATTGCTAAACCCAAGCAACTTTGCCTGAGTGCTCTTGATAATTTCACCATCAATACCAAGTAGAACTTCCTGCGAATCAGCAAACTTAATCATTCGCTCAGTAGCAATACCAAGATTCGTGCCAACCGGCAAAGTGTTCTTCGCAACCTGAACTAGAACATTATTGACAGCCTGTGCTTCTTCAGCAGCTAACACAGCGCTCTTGATAAAGCCGCCAATAGCGCCCACAGTGAACGCGCCAGCAATAAGCCCGCCCATCCCCTTCAGCTTCTTGCCGAAGCCATCCATGGCACTACTAGCCTGATTCAACCCCGTGAGGTCAGCCTTATATGTAATTGGGAGAGTTATGCCTTTAGAAGCCATTAGACGGAACCTCCGCGCCCGATGCCCCTAGAGATCTGTTCCGCATAAGTTGCCAAACTAGCCTCAACTTTTCTGATAAGCGCAGGCCGTTCCCGCATAAAGTTCGCCCAAACAAAACGGCCACCCTTACCGCCGGCACTCAACCGGCTCACCTTCGTCAACCGGCTCACCAAATCCTCACCCTGACCATTGATGAAGTACGGCTGAAGGCCACCCTTGCTGTAGTTGCCGTTATTGTATTGACCTTTAGTTCCTGCCAAGTCAGCAATCTTCAACGCTGCCTGATTAGGGGAAGTGTAAATCTCAAAGCGAGCAACAGCACCCTTACCGCCACCGGGAGTGATATGAGTCGAAGCTTTCACGTTGCCCCAACCCGTGCGCCCCTTATGCCCAAACCCTCGAACAGAACCAGGAACACCAAGGCGGGGAACAAGCGCCGCAATGCGCGCACCCGTAGGCGCGAGATCCGATTTCAAACCCTGAATCAAACGTTTGCGAATGTCAGGGTCAATCGCCTTGACCTGCTTAGCCGCTAGACGTAACGCAGAAGAATCAATAACGGGATACACAGGCATAGGGAAAACTCCTTCACCCCTATTCTACCGCCGGCCCCGCTTACCACTCTGGGCCTGAGAACGCGCCACAATGTAACGGCTCATAGTCCAAAGCATCCGAGGTTCCTGCTCCATTAGGACACTGGGAGCAATCCCGGTTTCAACAGCGAGAGCAGCGATCTCCCAATGAAGGCTCGAATCACCGAGCCCGACTATTTTTTTGCGGAAGCCTCAGAAACCATCGAAACAGACTCAACCCACTTGTCAAACTCGTCAGTGGTTTGCGCTGTGCGCTTCAGAGCGTGCCACGCCAGGAAGAACATATGCGTCAAGCGCACTTCTTTTTCCAGGCGGGCAACACTCAAATCGAAGCGTGCCTCGAACGCAATGAGATCTGCAGCAATCGCTGAACACTCAACCGTGGTTTCGTCAATGTAGGTTACTCGTAGGTTTATTGGATTCATGCTTAGACAGTACCCCTAGTGACAGTACCTGAGCTCAATCCCCACGAGGTGCTGAACGTGGCTAAATCCCCGACACTGGAAGCCAACGGGCTGTACTCAGTGACCAAAAAAACTCCGGAATAAGACGGGTTGCTCGAAGTAACAGCAGAACCGTTAGGAATTACCGTGACGGTTGCGCCGGTTCCCAGAAGCGGGAAGATGACAGCATCCACGCCACCCGAAGCGGCGAAGTCCTGGTGCCAGTCAAGAGTCACAGAAGCATCCTTCAGGCCAGAAATACGCTGAACGAAGGTGTTACCGAAAGCGGTGGTTTCCTGCTCGGCTGCGGACATCTCAAAAGTGACCGCGGCAATATCGGAACTGAAATCAGTACCGTTGATTGTGATGTTGTAGTTAGTAGCGACAAACTTTGCCACAGTTTTCTCCTTATAGTGCGAACACGGTCACGGCAAAATCTGCCGATAAATATGTGATATCTCCAATTGTAACGGAGGTCACGTTAGTCATCTCAGAAACCCTCGTGTCAAAAGCGTTCCCGCCCAGAGTGCGATCTATCTCAATGGCTGTCTTCAACGAACCCGAACCAGTCGAAATGAGTGCATCCAAGTTTTTCTGCGCCTGCACTGTCGCAATGCGCCCGAAAATCACTGTCACCACGAAACTGTATTCGGTCAACCCTTTAGCGAAAGCACTGTTGTAGGTGACTGAACCCAACTGCACAACAGCAGCGGGCATCATCGGATCGTCAGGAATCTCCGCATAAGTGCGAAGGCCCGTAATCGTGTTCATGTTGGTTGCGAGGCCAGCCCGCATCAGGCTAATGCTCACGCGAAACGAATCTTCCTGTAAGGCTGAATCAGCCGTTCCACATCAGGGTCAAGCCTGCCGATTCTAACCACTCCGCTGTCGCTAAATCCGAGCACCCCCGTTGGAGATTCGTACCGCTTGTAGGCCCTAAGTGAGCTGAGGATGGTTGCCTGTTTGATAGCGGAAGGAATCGAAGCAAACCCGAACACACCCGTCACCTGCACGCTCGCCTGATTACTGTTCACGTTCCTTGGCTCATACACCGGCCACAGATAGTCACCGATCGCCCGAATCCTGGTCGCTGGTGTGGAAATTCCACCAGCCAAACCATTCAACGGCTCCAATTGGTAATCCTTAGCAGCCCAAGTGATATCAAACGTGCCGTTGCCGGTGCTGTCAGACTTCAACGTGGTCACCGAAATGATG